GCCGTTCATCAACACCATCTGATGTAAAGCCTGCCTTAACTGTAGTATTGAGCACAAGAATAGAAGATCCAACTGAGGTAGCTCTAAGAGTATCTTTAGCAGTACCCGATCCAAAAGTTAAATACCCTAAGATATCAGGATCAATATCATCATCTACAACCTGCTCAATAATTTCTCCGTCATCCTCAACCTTGTAGACATAAAGCAGTTTATCATCTCCACCAGCCTCAAAATCTAGAGCGATAAGGAATTGTTGATCTCGTCCAGCTAAGAACCAGTACCACCACAAACCCTCAACATCTAAAATTCCAAGATCCTCTCCTACCCCCTCTAAAGGATAGAATCCGTTTCGTTTATCAATAGATCTTTCGGTTGTACAAAAGATATTATCTAATTCTTCAGCCTCAGAGGGTAACCGTTTAGTAGGAGCCTGTCTCCCAACACCGCCAGAAAGAGTATTAATTGGTATCTTAACAGGAAAGTAAGACCTTACATTACTCTTAAGACCTCTCTTAGCCATGATTAACCTCCGGGGTTAGTGGTTCTCCAGTATCTTAGTAAGGTTGCGTCATTATAAATACCGCTTCTATTCCTAGCTTCTCTAAGTTTTGATGAAGAAGACGTAAATACTGTCCTCCTCCTATCATCTAAGTCAGCAGCCTTACCCCTTGACATATATACTCCCTCAATACCAGCAAGATAATTGTCAGCATCAGCATCACCTTGAGTAACCATTTGATATTGCCTAGCAGCAGAGGAAAGGATTGCCCTTTGTACAGGTGTATCCATGTCTTCCCAATGAACCTTCTGAATGATTTCAATATGGTAAGTAGCGGCTTTCCATTGATCAGATTGGTCTGTTACATTCCACAGATACTTATCTGTTGTTCCTTTTGCAATACCAATAATATTATATCCATCATCAGTAGTGTGGTTTGAGATAAGTTCTGCCGATAAGGTATCATAGGGGGATGTAGGTAACTCAATTGTTCCCTTAGCAGCCTGAACAACCTTCTTTATATACCTATTGTTTGCTATTCCCCTCATTTGGAAGTCTCTAATAAACTGATCTAAACAAAACAAGGCTGTCTCTGTATCAAGCCCACTGTTTTCATTAATATCAGAAACTAAGGATTCTCCCGCCATTAATAACATATGATTAACTGCATCTAGTTTAGCTATACTTCCCATGAGAATCCTCCTTTTTAAAAAAATCCCCTGCTACCCAACGAGGGGCAGCAGGGGACGCATATGAATAACGTAACTATAAAGTTACACTAATTATTAGCTAGCTTGCGTGTAACCATCAGCATCAACATCAAGGTAAGCTGCTTCACGCATCTGTACCCGGTTATCAATACCACTTGCGGATCCGTCCTGTGTGTAGATCATTGCTGCACACTCTGGACGAAGAACGCCAGTACCCTGCATCATTGATGCAACGGTAAAGGTCGTATTACGACGGATATCATCCACCGTATCTACTTTAAGACCCTGCAATCGGATTGCTCCGACAGCCTCAGGGGTAAACATGACGGCACGAACACCGTTGATGGCTGCGGTAGTATCATCACCAGCATCATCAATACCGAAGTCAAGATTATACTTAGCTTCGCCAAGAGTCGTACCACCGGAAGTATCTCTCAGCTGATCCGAACCGTGGTTCGTCTTAATGATAGTACAACCCATATATTCAAGTGAGTCAACAAGTTGACCATATGACTCAGCTAAACCAGCACCAAGACTGTAAGAATCATTACCACTGAACATTGGACGACTTGCAGTATTGGAAGAACCAATACCAAGGTCAGCCGACGCACGAGCAACACCAAGAGCACGAATATCCATGAAACACTGAGGGCTTACAGCCATATACAGTCTATCATATGGAATATTATTTTCCTGAAGGAAGACAATGTACTTCTCAACCTTCTCAAGTGCCGACAGAGCACCAGTTGCTCTGTCATCCGCATCAGCACCCGAAGCACCCCAATCCTTGAGCTTAAGAGTGTCAGTACTATCACTACCATACAGAGCATCGTCCAAGTTCAAGCTTGGACGAGGATCATTTGTAATCTGTGAAGATGCGGCGGCACGAACCAAATACGAATACAACTGCTTATCTCTCGTGTTAGCAAGAGTTAAAGCAGCCTGTCGTGCCAGTTCGTTACGGAATTCCCACTGAGTCAGCATCATATCAACATTGTCAATTTCGAAGTGAGCGGCCATTGGTCGCTTGTCGAGAATGAGTTGGAATGTTGAAGTCTTGGATGCCGAACCACCGACTAACTCTACACCTGCGTCCCATGCGGGCAGCAAATCTACAGTACCAGTAATTGGGATTTCAACCGTAGTACCACTAGGAATTGTTCTAGAAGTACATAAACTTTCGAATTGATTATATTCATCATAGGCGTGAATAACTTCGCCGGACCAGATAGGAAGCCAAAGCTTACCAGCCTGTCCTGTGTTTGTTGAGTCACCTGCTGAGAAAGGTAAGCCCGAAGTTGGGGCTGTTACACTTTCACGGTAAGCAAGATGTCCATGAGCTAAATTACCTACTGCTGTCATGGTAATTTCTCCTTTTCAAATAAAGTAAAACTATTAACGCGGCTTTACATTATCTACATCTGGATTATTCCAAAGGAGTCCATACAGTAGCGGAACTTAATAGTTCAGTATCATCGTTTACTCCGGTTAAGGAGGGATTTATACAACTTAATTAAACTTCCCTTTATGGGGTCCGCTTTCCCCTATATTAATTAGACAGCTAGGGTGTTCCAATCAGTTATTGCCATTCTTCTCTGTACTATATCTCTATACTTTTCTTCTAATTGGAATCTAGGATCGTTCCTCTCCTTCTTAAACTCTCGCTGATTAGCATAAGGTAAAATACCTGTTTGGCTAGCAGAAACTTGTGTCAGGTTAGGGTTAGCCTTAGGCTCCCCTGCCTTCTGACTAGTAACTGCACCATCATACATAGATGCGAGACCACGAAGCGTAACTTCGTATGTCGAAGATGACAATCCTATATTAACACCCTGCATATCACTCTCTGATAAATTCTTAGAGGCCCACTTAAAGATTTTATCCATCCTGTCAGGACCGCCAACTACGTTAGCAGCCTTAGAATAGCTTTCTCTAAGCCTAGCCTTTTGTGCCAATACATAATCATCAAGCATTCTGTCAGAAAAACCAGTACGTTGTTTTATATCGTCTCTGGTTAAGTCGCTGAACTCACCCTTTGCGGCAAACTCCATGCCCCAAGATTCGTAGGTGGCTTCATCAACACCACTAACTTCCGGGGATTGCTCCGCTTCCGGTGTTTCTACGGGAAGTGGAATCCTTAACTCGTTTGTTAGTGTAGGCTCAACAGGAGCCTTCACTTCTTCAACAGCTGGGAGTTGAGTCTTAAGGTCTGAAATCTCTTGTCTTGCTTGTGTATACTGCTTCTGAGCCTCCTTAAGACTATCAAACCAAGCTCCAGCATCTTCAAAGTTTTCTGGAACCTTTTCATCACTAGTTTCAATGTGAGTAGAAAATGCTAACTTCTCTTGCTCGTGCTGTATCTCTTCTGGTGATTTTTCAACCTTTGTTTCTAATGTAGTTTCGCCTTCATTACCTAATGGATTATCGTTTGTCATTTAGTTCTCCTTTTCAGATTGTTCCCCCCCGATGAGAGAGTCTGATTATCGGTATACCATATACTGAATCATACCCGCAACAGCTGCACTAATAAACATTGCAGCTATATAAACTTTAGTATGAACAACAGTTAATCGTTGTTCAATTCTTTGTAATCTTTTATCTAACCTATCGAGTCTCATATTACTACGTTCGAGTTCATGTACTACTAACTTCTTATATGAATCCCAACCGTTAGTGTCCATATTAACGACCCGGCTTTGTTCTAAGAGCTTTACGAGCAGCTCTGGCAGCAGTTCTTTTTGTCAGTCTCTTACCGCTTCCACTAACTCTAGCCTTAGTATTAGCCTTAGTATTACTCTTCTTTTTGTCTTTTTTATATGTAGCCATAGCTATCCCCTTTATACCACGCTCTTCCTTGGTGGGTTTGTTTTATAGGTGTGGGCTGCTGGGAGATTCCCCGTCAAGCCATATTTGTGGGCAAGAT